TTAATCTTCTGCCGTTGCCCTTACATGCAACAAGCTTGTATTTTTATTCTGTACGGTCATGTGTCCGGTATTCAAATTACACGTCCATGCATTTGTCGTATCATAGTACGTGCTCGTCCAATAGTATTTGTCCGTCAACAGCATGCTGTCACTGCTCCAAAATGCACGCAGCATTTCATTGATTTGGTCACGGTATCGATACATGATCATCATCTGTCCGGAAGAAGGCAAGAACCATTCTGTATCATCTTCCAGACCGTCACCATCAAGCGTGAAGGCTTTATAGGCTACGGCAGCTTCCGCAGCGGGTGCGCCTTCCACACCGTTCGAGTTTGTTCCTTTCAGGGCATCAAGGATCAGGCGTGTATCTTCTTTCCCGGTGAAACAGGTGTACATTTTGCCCAGCATCTTTGCAGAAAGCCCGTCAATCGTTTTACCAAGACCGCCCCAATAGAAGCTGGAAGACAAGTCAGCTGCATAACACTCTTGTGCCGCAATGACAAAAGACTGCGAATGTGCCCGGATACACAAACCACGACGGATAAACTTCAACTTGTTGGCAGGAGTCAACGAGTTCCATTCCTCACGGGTAAAATACCATTTGGAATTATCGGAAATCCGGTTACATGCCACCCGCATGTCCAGCAATCCGGTAGCCCACTTTATCCGGTTCGGGAATTCGCTGGCACGCGAGTTTTCCGTAATGTCGGCAAAGCCTACCGCCTGCAAGGCTTTTACCTGTTCCTGTTTATTGAGACGCAGCAGGGTTGCGCTCTGTTCTTTTGTACTCATGTTATTTGCTGTTTACTATATCGTTAATATCCATATTTTCTTCCGCAAACCGTTGAAGGTATTCTTCATAGGTTTCACCATTATAATAGTCTATGATTTCACCCACATTATCCAATGTGACTTCGGGATAATAGGGTTCTCCGCCATACGCTTCCGCATTAAACCAGTCGATGATCTTGATATAAGCGTCGATTATGGTGCTGACGGTCAGACCTTCGAAGCCGTTCCGGATCGCTTCTATATCCGAGTTCTCGATGACTTCATCCAGCAGATAGTTCCCGGTAAGTACGGGCTTCTCTACCTGATTACCGTTTTCATCCAGTCCCCCGATACCGAGTTGCAGGATTTCCAGCATTTCCGAACCGTTCCCGATGAAATCACGGTTTGTGATACGGATATGGCGGAATACGACATTACCTTCCTGCGAATTGATTATGTCGCGGATCATCTTTACAACGTCGATAAGCGGGCAGTTTTCCACGCGCAGTGTAGTGATGTTCGGCATGGATTCAACAACAATGCCTGTGTCCGCGTTCAGCCCCTTATAGCTCAACTTATCGAGGTTCATCAACTTGAACTGTGTCATGGTGGTCGGCAGTTCCGCATATTGAACCGGACAACCGCCTACAAAATTGATGATCTGCAGGGAACTGCCGTATGCCAACAGGCGCAAAAGGCGTGTTGCCCCGGTCAGGTCAAGAGATACCAGCTTTTTGAAGTTCTCAACGTTCAGGAGTCTCATGTACGGTTTCTCACCAAGCGGGAGGTCTGTGACGCTATTGTTGGCATATCCTTCGCGTTTGCTGCCGAACACCAGTTCCTCGACACGGATCAACGTAGTGAAGTCCTTTGCCTGTGTACCGTCGATGTTGACAGTGCTCAAATCACCCAAAGACTTGATCTTCGATGCACCGATGATATAGATCGCGCTCGATGAGTTTGAACCGTCGAAATGGAATGTCACCTTTGAGCCGTCTTCTTCCGCCCATGCCCCCTGTTGTGCGGCTGGCGTATTGAAGCCCGCCCACAATTTCCATTGCTCGCTTGCGGTCACTTCGATATTGATGTCCTCACCGATGGCGCGGAACATGCACATATTATCCGCCTTCAGGATCGTGCTGACACCGAAATAAGCGTCAAGGAAGTCATAACGGGCAGACACATAGTAATGGCGGTAAGGGATACCCATACCGGAGATCACGTTGAACGCCTGACCGCCCGGATTGGTGATATACTTCGCCACGGAATCACGGCAGGCGACGATCGCAGGAATCAAGAGGTGGTCTTTTTCTTCCGATTCACGCAGAACAGCTTCGTAGGAGAAAGCGGATTCGCCACCCGGAAGGCGCGATGTGCGGATTTTCTCCGCGGTCGCTGCAAGTCCGACCTGATCATAACGCCACATGCCTTGCCAAACGACGCTCATACGTCCGGCAAATACGTTTTCCCCCTCCATGACGCTGTCAAGCATCACGTTATACGGAAGTTTGAAGATACCGGAATTATTCTTTCCGTTCGTACTGTCAGAATCATAATCGTGGTTCATGTACCAACGGTAAATACCGTCCGGGCAGAGGTACAAAGCCCACATGCTGTTTTTCGATAACTGGTCGACGCCTGAATGATACAGGATACGGACTAGGTATGCGCGGAAAGAAGCCACGCTGCAATACTTGTCCATTTCCTCAACCAGCTTCCGGTATCGGTTTTCGAGCGTATCGCTGACCTGTGCCCCGTTGATACTGATTTTGCCGCCTGCCATACGGTTCTTCGGGTTACATGAATACACCCATTCGCAGAACTGTTTCCAGTGGTACGGTGTCTTCTTTCCAAGCGCATAGGCAAGGTTCATGCCGTCATCGTCCGGTGTACGGAATTCAAAGAACATCGTCCATTTGGGAACAAGGCTTTCCGTTGACAGTTCCGCACCGTACAAGCCTTTCACCCACTTGCTGTGCGTCGACTGCATGGTCATGAAGTTGTCGATATCATCGAAGATGCACATACCTTCATAATCAAGCATTTCAACACATTCAACCGGATTCAGGACACGTCCGGTAACGACCGTTTTCTTGCCGTTGAAAGAGATTGTTCCGGTAGTGTTCTTCCATGCCCCGTCGACGTATTCCATGAACTTGTACGAAGCGTCCGTCGATTTGGAAAGCATGTAGATCGTATCCTGATCGTAGTCGTCAGCATGGGACATGAAATAGGATTCCGTCACGTCCGGAAGGTCGGTGAAGTCGCCATAACTCAAACAGTCGGCATTGTAGCCGGGAACATCCTTGAAGCCGAAAGTCGGTGGATTTCCCTTGTCAATGTTCCAGTCACCGCGACACCAAAAGTACGCGTCATTGATATTTCCGGTATCCGACTTGAAGACAAGCACACTGTTACCGTCAATACTTGTACGCAAGTCCAGCGTGTTGTTTTCATCCGCATAGTACGCGTTCTGCGCTGGGGTCATATATTCCTCGCCCAAAGCCTTCTGCATATCGTTATTGATACGGGAAATCGGGGTGTTTACCTTGTCGGGTGATGCATAGTTGACCTTCAGACAAACCTTGTCGAATGGAATAGTCTCACCACGCAAAATGATTTTCTTGTTTGCAATCGCGTCGAGCAAAGCCTGCGGAGCCCGTTCCGGATACATTGCGCGAATAGTTGCCTTTTTCAGCTTGTATTTCCGGTTTTTATAGGTCGGATAGAAGGCGGATGTCGTTCCCTGATTGGTCGTTTCCACGTTCTCGATAATAAGGCTCATACCTTTGTCCTTGCAGAACAGGTACAGGTCTGTATATATCTTGGTGGACGTATCCGTTACGTTGTCAAGCGTTTCAAGTTTATAATCCCCGTGCGGCATTTCCACCAGACAGTCACACATTTCAAGTGCTTTGTTCAGGTCGATTTTATTGTCGGTTAGGATATCGTTCTTTTTGTTCAAAGCGATCATTTCGTCCGTATCGGACTTGCCGATTACAAACTCGTCATTGATCTGTTCGTCCGCCATTTCCTTTTCCCAAGAGAGCAAGCGGTACATGTACAGTTCCCCGGCTGTTCCGGAGAAGCTGATTTGTTCGGACTGTTTGATCGCGCTTTGTCCTGCCGTATATTTGGATGCGCCAATCAGGTCACCGTCACAATATAGCTTGATATAGCCTTTGCCGTCCTCTTCCGCATTTGCCTTTTCAATGACAAAGGCAAACTCGTAGATGTCGCCCGGCTTGAAATACCGTTCAATCAGTTCAGTTCCGAGTGCTTTGAAGTACACGCATTTTGAAGTGATACGCCACCCGATTTGGTTTGCTTCGTCCCAGCATGACACGACGTTCGCGTCAGGATCGGCAGCGTTCTGCGTTTTTATCTTGATGATGGTAGTCGATCCGGTCTGCTCAATATTGGTACGGTTATAGGGACGATAAGTACACAATGCGGTGGCATCATCCGAAACCTTGAACGCTTTTCCTTCGGTCTTGTCAGCGACAAAGGCATTCGTGGAATAGTTGAATCCGGTCTGCTTCATTTCATAAAGTCCGTACAGCCATGACTTGTCCTGATCCGAATTGTCCTTGTCTGCCGGATTGAAACAAATCATATAGCTGGAGTCACCATTGATGTCTATGACGGAACTGTTAACGGAGTACTCGATCGTATTGCTTTCTCCGGCTCCGCATTTGCCGTAAATACCCAGCACGTTCCTGATATTGTCCGCAATCGTAAAACCGTCGACACGGGTGGACAGGTTGAATGTACTGTTACGTCCTACTGATACGGTAGTCAGCACCGTATCGGTTTCACTGTTGTCTCCGGTAGAGGTATTGGTAACTTTCGCGACCTTGTGTATTTCGACATGGGCATCGGTAGCGACATGGCTGGGATCATAGCACGCCACTTCGATGTTCAGGTTTGCATACTTCCTGACTGACCATGCCGTTTCCGTTTCTTCGGAATGCGCAAGCGCGACGACAGGCATAAGACTTGACGGGTTGACAATCATCACATCAAAGAACTGGTAGTTCGACCATACGCCCGATTCCACGTCCTGTGCGACAATCCTGACAGTATATGCACCATGTTTCAGTCCCAAAGACGAAACGTTGATTTGCAAGTCCTGTGAGCGTGTGGAAGCCACGCTGGTTTGTGAGATCAGCTTCCATTCGTCGCCTATTTTGATATGTGCCGTAACGGTTGACTTATTGGCGGAGGACAGTTTGAACACGTCCGTCATGGTGATGAGTCCCGAACCTTCCTGCAATGTTTTGTACAAAGCCCATACACGGGAAAGTTTCAGGTTTACAGCCGTGACGCTGATTGTCTTCTGCGCGGTGTTTCCCCCGTCATCGGTGGCAACGACCACAAACTTGCGGTTCATCGCTTCGCTGAAATAGCTTTTAACGGGAATCACAAAAGTGTAGTCCGTATCTGACGGGGAACTTTCCCGGTTCACGTTGAACGTTTCAAGCGTTTCCCCCGTTGACTTGTCTTTCAGTTGCAGGGTTTCGATATTGTTGTATGAAACCATTTCACCCGATCCGGTACGTGACAGGATTGCAAGCCTGATTGTCAGGTCGTCAGTTCCGAGTGCGGCATACAGGGAGGTCTTTTGCGGATAGATATACACGATTGTCCCGGCAACGTCCCCACCGCCACCAGTTCCGACTGCAAAGGTGAAACCGTCGCCCAGCGGAAACCCTTCCGCGTTCTTCATGTACACACGCACCGTTCCGTCTTCCGCCTGTTCGCCATCCACGTCGACGGGCATGGCATCATAGACCGCACCACCTGCTACCGGGTTCACGCTGTCCTTGATGATTTCGGAATCGGTTTCGACTGTTCCCCCAGCGGCAGAACCGAAGTCGTTCCATGCCGCCAAGTCATTATAATCGGCACGGGACGCGCACAACTGTTTGGACTCGAATGTTTCCTTTCCGGTGCGGTAGATGATAACCACACCGGGTTTGATGCATTCCGTTTCATTTGCTGTCTCGTAAGCTGTCAGGGCATTGATAGCCGTTTGAAGAATATAGTATCCGTTTGATAATGGTGCAATTTCATCGATCAGTAGCACTGCGCCTTTGCCCGTCATGTCGCCACCAGCACCACCGAAGTCCGTCCAGTTCGCTTCTGTGGCAAAGCCTTCAAGGGATGATCCGGCAAACTGTTTGGATTCCCATTCACCTTCAGCAATTTTATAAGTCAATACGATACCCGGTTTGCGATAAGTGACATTATCCGCATTCTCCCTTTCCGTAATTGCGGCAATGGCTGCGGACAAGGAATAGACAGAGCCGCCACATATTTCGTTGACATTGATAACGGACAGGGCTTTGTTAGCCAGCGACAATGCTGAAGACGCGGTAGCCTGTGCGTCTTCAGCCGATTTCTTTGCCGCTTTTGCAGCCAAGTCCGCAGACGCGGCTAACTGCATCGCGTCGGAGTCGGCAGAAAGCAAAGCCCCGGCAAAGTAGATGTAGGTCTTGTTCCCGAACAGGTATATTTTATTCTCGTGCGGGTGTGTGCGGTCGGTATTCATATAGGCATCAACACCTTTCCAGCTTGGATAATACTTGTTGTCAACGAAGCAGGCAAATTTACCCAGACTGGCGACAAATACAATTTTACCGTCTTCAGTAGGCGCATTGGACTGCTCCAACACAATGGAAGAGTCTGTTACTATTTCGTCGAAGCGTTCTGTTGAGTGATGTACGAAATCTACCATTAATGAAGACACGTCCTGTGATGTGCTGTCGGCATCGTCAGAAAGGCTTTTAAGTTTACCCCATACTGTCCCGTCTTCGCTTTCCGATTCCGTGCCGATATTATCGGACAGCTTTCCGATATTTTCATTCGCTTTTTTAGCGGATTCCGCAGCTTCGTTGGCTTTCTTTTGTGCAGCATCAGCCGTATTCTTTGCCGTTTCTACATCTTCTTTTTTTGCATATACGGAAAGGTTGCCTGTCGTTGAGACAAGTTTCCACCCCGGATTTTGAAAGGCGTAGATGTTACCATTGTCGACTGCATCGGGGGTATTCTCGTCATACACCGTCACGATCTGACCGAATTTCAACGGCTTTTCGTCAGAACCGACCGGGGAAGTACTGTCCGCGTTCATCTCCGCGACGGTGGTGTATGTGTTACGAATCCCCAACCCGATCTGGTTTTTCTCCGCTTCGTTGATGACATCCAGCGTTTCATCAATCAAGCCGCCCACTTCTTCAGGTGATATGGATAAGGAATCTTTCTTTGCCGAAAGTTCCTGTGCCCGTCTTTTTAATTCGTATATTGTTGCCATTATCAGTTAAATCTTTAATGTATCCTCGATTAAAATAGTACTTGCAGGCATTTGGACAAGTGGGCTGCCATCTGCTGAAGCTATATAACAGTTGCCGTTATCGAATGTGAGTTGAACAATCATTGATTGTGGATTATCCCATGAATCTGCATACGACATCGATAGACTGAACACTCCGGAAATATTCTTTACAGACGAATCAAATGTACATAATCTCCGTTTGCCGTTCACTTCAGGAGCTATCATGGAAGTTCCTGTATTGGCAGCAGCCAAGATATTAAAATAGACAGTTTCATTGCCCGTCTGTTTTGCCCGGTATATGATTTCTGCTTTTCCGGAAACGACTTCACTTAGGGATAACTGGGCTTTCATGTCCTTTTCTATTATGGTCTTGTCCAAATAATCTGTGACAATAGCCAATATTTTATTCCTGAATGTTACTACATCATTTCTGCCTACATACATATCTGACTTTGTATATGTTGTTGACAGTTTTACATACCTGCGCTCATATACTTGCGCTTCAGAATTGTCCGCAAATATTTCATTTTGAAATTTTTCCTGAACAACCACCCAGTATACTGGTTGTGATGTAGGCACAGTAAGAATATCCGGTTTTATCGGATAAACTTCATCATCTATCACGATATATCCATTTCCGACAATAGTATACACTGTATTGGAACCAAGGATTTCCGTGCTGACCGGATCGCTTAACAGAATATGTTTCTCTCCCAGTTTCATCCCGGAACAAATGGCTTTCAATACGTCTGCTGTGGATTCTTGCATAAATTCCAAATCATCCAAATAAAATGGCTGTCCGCCTTCTTTAAATAACAGTTTATTCATATTCGTATATTTTAAGGACGTAGGTTCGTCCGGCTGGTTTATAATAGTCAATCAAGTTTTTAATCTCATTCTCATACGTTGACAGGAACGACGGTATGTTCACCATGTAATTTCCCGAATAGTTCCCTTCACCGCGCTGCTGGATGTGTTTCTTTCCCACTCCTTCACCCCGTTTATACAGGTAGGACGGGATTTGCTCTTCCCTGCGGTGATACAGGTACGATTCTTTTCCCGCAATATCAGTGATGTATATTTCCCTGTTTTTCAAGAAAAACCTGTCGTTCAGCACTTTCTCGATATATATCACCTGACCGTTTATATTCAGCTTGTTGATAGCCTGTTTACGGTAGCTTTTAAACAGGGTGTAAATGAAGATTAAAGGGAGAAGGAAGATGGATATGATTGCAAATATCTTCCTTTTCCTCAATGACGGACGAAGCACATACTGCGCGTATTTGATAATGTCAAAATCATACCACATAAGTCAGGGAGGTTTCAAGGCTGTTCAGGATGAAGCACCCGGCTACAGCCGTATAGTTATTATTTTTAATTACGTTATATTCCGTAGCGGATGCCGCTTTTGCGGCACATTCTCCAAGTTCGATATCCAGTACGCCTTCAACCCTCTGTATCGCGTCAACAAGTTTTGTCTTATTGAATTTACCGCCATACTCGATACCTTTCAGATAATCGTTGATGGCGGCAAGTACTGGTTTACTACCATCCGTCAGGCGGATACCGGAAGCGTTGATAACCATAGGATCGACTTCTATGGTCGCGTTGATACGGATGTCATCTGCCGGAATTGACTGTATCGACAAGATTACCCCGGCAATCTTGATCGAATTCATATAGCTTTTAAATGCCGTCAGAACGTCCCCGGTCAAAGGACAAGGAAGTCCCCCCTCATCTCCGGACACGAGTATCTGAATACTTCCTCCGCGATCTTTGACTGCCACATACTTGACAAGCTGTTTGGTTTTGTCGATAACGGAATACCGGAACTGGTATTTCTCCGGATCATAGACCAGCGGATCACCATACTGGAAAGCCAGCGCACTGCTATGATACCATCGCACGGTCGGTATGATATTAGCGTCAATCCGTTCCTCCACGTCCGATTTGAACTGGTCAAACATTTGCTCTATGACGTGCGCTGTTGCCGCAAAAATGTAAAACAGGGTACTTTCTATTGATACGGGGGAAAACACCGAATCAAAGTCGGCATCACCCGTGATGCCATACAGGTCACGGATAATGCTGTTTGACATATAGGCATCCGTCATTTCTTTCTTTATTTCTGCGATTGTTCTAGCCATTACTTAAATTGTTCGGTAAACTGTTCGGTGAAAATTCTCAATCGTACCGCATTTGAGGCGGTTTCAGAAGTAGCCGGACAAACGGAGTTCCGCTGGCAGTAATCAGCCAATTCACTGTTATAGACCTTTTCCGGGGTTTCGATTTCCTGTCCGGCTTGTAGGGTGTCCGTTATGCCCATATCGTTCGTCCTGGCAAGCATGAAAGCCGCTTCGATTGTACCATATTCCTGCACGGCTATGTCCAGCAGGGTTTGTCCGGCTTGTACTACAGTTTTCATCTTACATTTTTATAAATAAAAAATACAAATGCAATAAAAAAGGCTGCTATTACGGCTTTTGCCCACGGAGGAATGTACGCGACCTTTTCAACGACCTTTGTATCATTCTTCTCCTGTTTTTCCAGTTGTTCCTTCAGTGTCAGCAGGGTTTCCTGAATTTCCTGTATTTGTACCTGAATCTGTTCATTATAGGTTTCTTTCTCCTGTTTGGTAGACGTTCCCGTCGCTGTCTCCGTAGAGGTCGGGTATTGTTTCCCGGTCGAATCCGGTGGCGAATAGTTCGTCTTTTGCCAGTTGAATTCCATTTGCTGCATCATCTCGATAATTCGTTCAACGTTCTTGTTTACGTCAACCTGCGCTTTGTCCGTAGAAACTTTTTCCTGTTCCGTCTGCTTCTGCTCCGTGTTATCCTGATGGACGGTCGTGTCCGTTTTGGACGATCGGCAGGAACAGACGGACAGCACCACGATTGTGAGTAAAAAAACGAGTATCTTTTTCATTACGGTCGAACGATTACAGGTGGTAAAAATGAGGTAAATTCACTCTTTACGTCGAAGCAAGGACATTCTTTCATCCACTCGCATTTTTCGACGATGCCGTTCCCGTTCTTGTCCGGACTGGTATCGCGATGTCCGAGGATATCAATAATGTCGTGGCGGTGGCAGATGTCCTGAACGAGCTCGCGCATCGCTTTCTTCTGTGCGTCCGTCCGGGTATCCTTTGCCTTGCCGTTCTTATCCAGTCCGCCCTCATAGCAGATACCGATTGAACATCGGTTATAACTGGTTTTCTCACCGGGAACGATAAAGTTATCATGTGCCCCGATTTCGTTTTCCGCACGCATGGGAATCACGCGACCGTCTTTCCGGATATAATAGTGGTATCCCCATTTTCCAAAGCCACGGGCTACGTGTGAATCATTAATTTGCTTCTCTGTGAAATCTTTGTCCTCGCGTGTTGCAGAACAATGAATGATAATGTATGTAGGTTTATTCATCTTTCTTTTCCTCCTTATTTTCTGTTTCGTCTTCTCCTTGAATGTATTTCTTATACTTGCATTTATACCTGTAATCAACTCCGAAGAGTGCGCCTGCAAAAGTCGAAACTTCGCCATAGGCGACTAAAACCGAGTTGTCAATCTGTCCCGTAGGTACTACCCAAAATCCGCAAAACAGCAGGATCATTCCGGATACGGACAGGAAAACTGCGATCCATAACTGTACGTGTAGTCTTTTCATGATACATACTTATAAAATCAGGCGGAAGACTATCCACACCAGTAATATGACCGCATCTGCCAACAATGCTCCGCGTACCGTCGCCCGGATGTCTGTTGTGTCCGGAACATCGTCTTTCGATTCCTTCCATTTACCAGCCAGCCATGCGGATACAGTTCCCAAAACCATGCCGCCCAATACGCTAGGGAAGCTCACCCCAAACAGGAAAACAGATGCTACCATGCACACGGCTAAAATGAGCATCCCAATCAGTCCGTGAATGATTTTGTCTACTCCGAACTTTTTAATCAGATCGTTACTTGCTTTCATTTTCAATCATTTTAATCGTTAGTAATTTCAATATTTATTTTATCCACCAGCTCCGAATAGTCAATGCCCGCGCGTTTCAGGTGGATTTTCATTTGTTTCTCAATGGCTCTTTTATCAGCCTGTGAACGGATATACCGGATCAGGTTCGCACCCAGCACCGGGTCTTCTTTCAACTCACCCTGATTCAGCTCAAGCACGATTGCCGCATTTTGAATCAGAGTGTCACCGATTACGAACCCGGTCAACCCGTCTTTTCCCTTATGGGGGACAATTCTGATATCACCATCCTTGTCGAGTAATAGTCCTTTCATTGCTTCACCCTTTCGTTTTCAATGTCCCTGACCTGTGTCTCTTTTAGTGATTCCGAAATGTAGGAAGACAATGCCGTTTTCAAAGCCGATCCCCCGTCGTTCGGTACAGGTGTCCATCCTGACAATTTCTGCTTCAATGAATTGATGTCCTTTTCAATCAGGTTCAGCCGTTCCGTCAGTTCCCCGACTTTTACCAATCCGCCCAATGTCCCGCCATTCAGCACAATTTCGTCCACCTCATCAGCAGAAATCAGGAAGGCGTCAGTCTCCTGTCCCTCGATGATTCCGACCAGACAAGTTGTTCCCGGTTTCGGATAGATGCATAATGCACCCATTCCCAACTGGACATCATAATATTCAAGCTGGTCAATGACCCCGGTCACATCCATTGCCTTGTTTTCTTTATCAACCTTGTCTACCGTTACCCAGCGCAATTGCGCCTGTCTAGCCCCTTCGCGCCATTTTTCAAGCGCATCACGTAACTGTTCATCCGTAGTCATTCCGCACGTCCTCCCAACTCTAATTTTTGCCTGTATGTAGCATCGTCACTGAAATCCTTTGTCACCTTCTCAACGTAATAGTATCCGTTCATTTCCGGAGTTATTTCACTCTTCAGGTCAATCGTTATACCGTGACGGACGACAGGTATCCCGAACAGTTCGACGCCCCCGCGGTACTTCTGCTTTTTAAGGCTTTCATAGAAATCTCTGGCGAACTTCTTCAGGTCTTCGACCTTGACGGACTTTCCTTTTTCATTGTAAGTCAGGTTATAGACCTCACTTCCTTCCGTTCCGGCTTTTGCTTCCAGTTTCTTGCCGCCAGCACCGATGCTGACAACCTTGACCTGAAACTCACCGTTGGTTTCGTTCAGGTTCTGACTGACGGCATTTTTTTCCAGTACGATTTTCACCTTTTCGGTGTCGACCTTTTCGGAATAGACATTTCCGCAATACAGGACTTTACCGATGAAATAGCAGTGGAGGTTGGTTTTCTTCCGGATGTCGTTCAGGATTTCCGCGACCGTTCTGGAAGAATACCGTACCGCACCAAGTTCAGCATCATAGTTCGTTTTCACCTCATAGCCTTTGGCAACGTCTGCAAGCAGTTTCTTCAGTGTGACATTCTTTGCGGAATAGGACACTGTTTTTCTTTTCAGGTTATACATTTCGTCCTCGCACCGGATCGTCACAGGAACACCCCAGCCGATCAGCGATATATATCCTTCAAATTCCGTGTACAGGTTGGAATCATATCCGAGTTCAATCTTCACCTGATCCCCGGCAGACAGCAGTTCCTTCAGGTCTTTTCCGGCAAAGTATTTGATACGCCTGGGAAGGACTATTTCTGCAGAGTCTGTCAGCATCTTCCATGAACTTTCGATGTGAACCGACGAAATCGTATAGATGACCAGTTCCTCGCGTCTCTTGTTTGCCGGGAATGTGATCCGGCTGCACATCATATAGCTCATAGTGTCAGTTCATAAGGGTTATCACTCGTTGCTTCTATCGTGAACGGAACTACGCTGCTATTTCCCTGAATCGGATTGAACGAAATGTTATCAATGACAATGGAGTAAATTTCCTTGTTGTTGAAGATGCTTCCCGTAACTCCGACCGCTTCCGTCACTTTGCGGAACTTGCAGAGCGCGTTCACTTGTTCGGCAACCGTCTTATAACCTTCCCGGCTTTTGTCTGTTATGCAGAATCCCCGGATATTGATTTTCCAGTCGTCGAGCCCGTAGACTTCCTTTACAGTTCCGTGAACACCCAATACCTTCGTTTTTGAACAGTTCATCGAGCGCGAAAAGTCCACGATCGTTGCATACGGCATCGGAAAACTAGCCATATTCATCGTGCCGCGTGACCCGTCCGGATTATAGGTGCTGTATTGCTTGTTACCGTCAAGGGTAAACGTCCCGATGACCGGAGTCCCCATCCAGCTGTATGCTTCGGCTTCGGCATCCGGAATCGTTGTCACTCCGATGTATTTCCCCGGATCGTAATCCTGCAGGGTTCGTCCCCACGGAAGATAAATCGGGGATGAAATCCCGAAGACCTCCGTGAACAATGCACCAATATTTAACGCTGTATTTCCTGTCATAACTTTATCCTATTGCTGGTACTGTATCGGTTATCACCGCTAAAATTTCCCGTTTGACCTTATCCGCAACATCGCGCATGTCCGCACCTGCCGCAACCCTGAAATGATTGTTGAATGTCACGTTCATGGTGATATTCCTCACGCTGCTTCCACCTTTTCCACCAAGTTCCACGTCTTTCCCGGAAGTCCCCCCGGTTGAGGTTGTGACGGTGGTCGGTTTGTTGACTGCCGCTGGTGCGGTGTCCAGCTGGAACTTGTCAAGTCCGGGGACTTTGTCCTTGTTCCGCCAGCTTTCCCGTCCCTTTTCCTTGCCTTCTTCCCATGCCCGACCGACTGCCACAGCGTTGTCAAACACTTCTTTCTTTACCCGTTCAAATACGTCGTCAATGCTCCAGTCATCCCTGAACCAGTTAACCGGATTCAGAATTTCAATGATTCCCATTTGGATGGTATGAATCGTCTTGAAAAAGGAAAGAAAGCCAGTTTTAAGGACTTCCCACAGCCCGAACAGGAACACACGGACTCCTTCAAACTTGTTATAAAGGAAAGCCACGAAAGCGATGACAGCCGTTATGATTGCAACGATCCAGCCGATGACAGGGATACCCATGATAGCGACGGAAATCAGCCGGCTACCCACGATTGTAGACAATGCCATTTTAGCCATCGACGCAATCCAAACCCCGGCAATCTTTGTTATTCCAAGTGACATGATCTGCGAAATAGACCATGCGACAGTTCCGAGCGTGACAAGCGCGCCTACAAAGATTCCCACAACTTCAATGGCAGGGGCAATCGGTTCTACAAATTCAAAGAAACTGATCTTCAGGTCGTCGATAAACGCTTGCATACGTTTCTGCTTTTCGGCATAAGTATCCATTTGTTTATTTGCCATGTCGACCGCAGAAGTAGAACCCTGTATCGCTTCCGTCCATGTGTCAATTTGGTCTACACCCTCAATCAAAGCCATCGCTGAAGCAAGGTTTTCACTTCCGAACAACGCGGACATGATTGTAGCGTTGTGCATGACCGGAGTCAGGGCACGCAGTCGGTCAGTCAGTGAAAGGGACTGGTTTTGCATCGTTTTTATATTGACCCCGGCAGCTTTCAGTTGCTTGATCGCGTCCGTAGTCGGAGCCTGCAATTTGACTATCGTGTTACGCAAAGCGATACCGCCTTCTGAACCCTTTTTCCCCGATTTGTCAAGCAACTGGATCAGGGAGTTTGTTTCGGCAAATTCAACCCCGAATGTTTTTGCAACACTACCCGTTTGTTTCAATGCTTCCGCGACCTCCCTGATTTCGGCAGACCCTTCGACAGTTCCTGCCGCCATGATGTTCATATAGTCCGTCATAGTTTGTGCGGCTTTCATCGGATCATCGAGGGAAACCTTATACTGGTTCATGGCGGTGGACATGGCTGCAGACGCTCCGGGGACATCATTTTGCATCGTTTTACTAAGTGTCATTACATTATTCGACATGATTTCGAGCGCGTCCGGTGCTTTTTTCAGTTCCGGAGTAATCTTTGAAAGCAAGTCCTTATAAACGACCATAGCATTTGACGCATCGACACCGAACGCTTTTGCCGTGTTACGGGCTTTGGTGGCGAGAACGTCCAGTTCCTTCCCCTCCATGTTGGTGATACCGGACATTTCGGCAACGGCAGTTTCAAACCGGATGCCCGGTTCGATGGCGTCGTTAAAGGAATCACGGATATTGTCAACACCTTCCTTCAGCTGGTTGAGAAAGAACATTCCCTTTCCCAGCCCTTCCAGTTTTCCGGCTGTTTTTCCCGATGTCTCCCCAAGACGTTCAACCACTTCCTCCGTGTCGTCGATCACCCGTGTAGCTTCTTCGGCTGCATCGGTTGCCGCATGTAGCGGAGACGTGATCCTGTCAACCAGTTCCAATATCCATTGAGTCACTTGCATTGTCTTTTGAGAATAATCGGTTTACAACTTTAGCGAATGCATTGTGCATTACTATTTCAAATTCTTCCAACTCCGTTTTCCGCAACATGCGGTATTCGGCATAGAGCCGGAGCCATTCATCTTCGTCCAGTTTGTCCGGGATGTCAAAGCCATATACTTTTTTCAGGATGGCATCTATTCCCTCGACAAGACCGAACGCTGATGAATATTCCTCTATGCTTTGCTGATAAAAGCCGCCTGTCCGGCGATCAGTTGTCCGATGGCGGTCAGGACTGAAGTATAGACGGTAGAATCTTCCAACGCCTCCATATTGCCAGCCGCCACGCAGTTCCGGATCAGGATGTCATTTGCTTCTTCAAGATCATCCTTTTTCTTTGCCATAGCCAGCAGGATGTTTTTTTTCGGGCGGACGATCAGGTAGTCGTAACGTTCATCCTCGTCCACCTGTACGGTGACATGCTTCAGGCGTTTTCCGTATTTCAGTTTCAGTTCCGTATGCTCTTCCTCTGTGAAATCGACAATCAAAGCCTTTTCCTCCGTTGTCAGTTCCTCGTAAGGCTTTCCAGCCTTGATTTTCATTTCTTCTTCTTTCATTTTAAAAGTCTTTTAAACGGTTATTAAACTACATTGCCACATTCCAGTCGATATGGCTGGGAAGAAGGGTGAATTGTGTGGCAATGCTTTTATCACCCTGTTTAACGTCCACGCCATTGTCCGTGAATTCGACGTTCCGGATTACGTCCTTCATGACAAGCCCTTTATACTCATACATGACCGGAATGTCGAACGGCTCGATATCCGTGAGACGCTTTCCCGAACCTAGTGCCAGTTGCAAGGCGTTCACTTCTTCTTTCAGAAGGGTGATCGATGCTTCAGCCTTGTAATTCCCCTCACCGCGACCGACAGGAAATTCACCAGCACCGTAGATGTTGTCTTTCTCTTTGCTGTCTTTGTAGGAAAGGGCTGTGATACCCTCTACCTGACGACCGAGCATGACAACCTTGACGCTGTTCCATCCGGCTATTTTTCCGAACTTGTTGATTAATGTTCCTAACAATGCCATATTTTCAGATTTTATTTGTGAAACCCAAGTCAATCTCAAACTCATGTACAATACCGTCTGCAACCAGTTTTACCTTGATATTGAAAGGCTTGTCGCTGACAGCCATCTGTTTGGGATTGATATAAATGTCGAAGTCTGCAATATCCTCCGAAGTTACCATAGTTTCCAGTGCGGATTTGACAAGCGCGTCCCAACTGCTGATCGTGGTATTACTGATATATCCGGTTGACGGGTCAGCTTTCACCTTACTTCTCACACGCGGTAACAAGGTATTGCGGATAATACGTGCCGCCTTGTTCCAAACAGCGTTATATTCAATATATGCATAGTCGCTGTCCGCTTCCGTACACGTACATGAATTGCTGAAAAAGAATCCGGCATACCCTTGAAAGCTGCCGACGAAGATATACCCTTGGTCAGTCAGTTTTTTCTGGTCGGATACGCTCAACTGTGAGAAGGGTTTGCCATTGCTCAAGGCTGCATCCAGCCAAAGCCCGTTCAGTTTGTCAGTCAATGGATAGTCCTTTGTCCCCTTTGCCGTCCGTGGGTGGTTTTCAATATCAACACTGCCCATATTTTCATGTACATAGCGGACAGACAGCATTCCGAGTGCGCTTCCCACGGCAGCGTGTGTCCGGTATGCTTCATCCTTTGCCGCCCGTGCCGGGTCTTGTGCAATCACGACAGAGACGTTTTCAGCATCCAACTTCCGGAGGTCGACAGCATCGGCAATGGCATTGATATACTTTCCGACACCTTCCAATATTACCGCATCGATATACAGGTGGTCTTCCCTGAATTTATTGACCATCTTCTGTGCCTCTTGTACGGCTACAGTGATTGTTTCGTCCGCAGTCAGTGAGCAGATACCAATGGTGTTTACTCCGTTGATGGTACGTACCGCATTGACGAAATCTTCTTTCGTCAGCAGGCTTGACACTTTTTCAGACTTCGGAACCAGCATAAGATACAGCGAACGTTCCGGAGACAGGCGGAAGACTTCGCTGGTATGGTAATGCACCAGTTCCTTGTTTTCAAGATCAATGGTATCATCCCAACCAAGTGCTTCCAAATCGGTAATGTCGTTGAGGTTTTCCGGCTTGTAATATTCAAGTTTTCCGATCTCCGATCCACCGACCACGAGCAAGATGATGCGGTCACTGGTATCGGTATCCCGTACCAGCCCGCCATTAACTTTGTTGATGATTACTCCTGTAAAATTTCCCATAAAATAATTCGTTATACGGATTTACCTGATAAAATTGCACCAACACCGAAATCTTCAATACGGTCTACAATACCGTAAGTTTGGGTACGATATTCGGATGTAGGACTCTTGCTGCGTGTATCGGTCGTTTCCGGACGATACAGGGATTTCACGGATTCGATGTGGTAATACGTATTCGGAGCATAGAAGAACGTGCTTGCCTGAAAGTCCGTTTCGGCAGACGGTTTTGTGCCTTCCGCCACCTTCTTGGCTGTTTCCGCATTATAGAACGGGCAGTCGTTATTCTCAAAGAACTTGATACCCATGAAGCCTTTCGGTTTTCCGGTTGCCGGATCAAGGTAAAAAGTACGGTCATAGAAGTACTTGGACGCATCCTTATCCAGCAACAAGTCACCCATGTGTAGTGGGGAAAGCACCATGTACAGGGCATCGGTAACGGGAAGGTTCCACGTCTTTGCGAGCGTTGCAAAATCGACCAGATCCTTATAAGACAGTCTCAAACGACCATTAATATCTTTCTCACCCGTTGTCCGGATAACAGGCATTTCTTCGTTTGAATCATCCTCCGGAGCCAGTTTGTGCAGCACATGGTTGCGGATACCGACCTGAAAGGCTTCATTATGCTTCACACGGATAGCAGCGCGCTTGTCAAAAGCGAGATAACGGATTTCGTCATCCGTACAGGAACTGGGTTCCGTATCGTAGATTTCCCACGGTACGATATAATTCTTTCCGGTCATTTGCTTCGGCTCGAAATCTTCCGTGTTGTTTACACGAAAACCGACATTGTTAATCAGTTTGTTTCTGCGTACACCGTCCGCAGCCAAAGCTCCGGCAGGAACAGAGCCTAAAACTTGCATAAAGTCCGCCCTGTAATTGCGACGTTCGATCAACAGTTGGGGATCGACGTACTTGTTCAAATAAAGACCGTCTACTGGTTGTGCCATATTCTTTTTTTTAAATGGTTAGTATTTTATTTTCCGTTACGTTTCACGTAGTCATCCAAAAGACGTTCGTATTCAGCCGGATTTTTCTCCATAAGGTTTCTCAAGGCTTCCGGATCGTTTTGAAAGTCTTCAAACTTTTTGTTTGTGGAATCCGTCAGGCTGGGAGCGTGAACTTCCGGCATTTCCACGGGTTTGATGGCATCAAGCAACTTCTTTGCGGTATCGAAATTGCTGGTCAGGTTCGCCTTCCAGTCGTCACGAACGTCGGCTGTGATTCTTTTTTCCTTGATCGCACTGTTCAGGATGTTTTCGATTTCCTGTTCCTTGCGTGCCTCCTCCTGTCTTTCGAGCATGTCGACGCGGTCTGCCTTACGCTTCCACACGTCTACTTGTGCGATGAATTGTGCTTCCGTGGTACTTGCGTCCATTCCGAAGCGGGTAGTCAACATTGTTAAATCCATGTCATTTTTTGATTTTTCGTTATTAATAGAGTCAGTAATCTCAATTTCACCTGTGTAGCCGCAGTTGGTAATCATTTGTGCCGTAGCCTTATCGACTTTTGCCTTGCCTGTAACTTCCGTCACAAAGCCGTTTTCCTTCGCTTCCTGCGCGCTCATCCAGTAGTCGCCCTTCTCCCAGGCGTCCCGGATTTTCTTCTTGTCCGTGCACTTTGACAGGAAGGCATTCAGATAGTGCTCATTCAGTTTGCGCATGACCTCCAAAGCCGATTCAATATCAGCGACTCTCCCGCATGCCCCTCCGCTGACCTGATGGATCATGAAAAGTCCGTTGGCAGGCATGGAGAACGATGTGCAATTGATAGCGATGTAGGTTGCCGCACTGGCTACCAGTGCACCGCCTTCACCCGTAATTTTGCCGGGAAACTTCTTGATCACGTTCACGATCTCGTTGGCTTCGAAGCATTCGCCACCGGGAGAGTTGATATAGATATGCACATCCTTGATTCCTGATCTTATCAGTTGCTCAACTTTGGAAGTGAATTCCGCTTCCGTCTCCCTCCATTTTGATATTGTGCCTTTGAGTTCAATCCGGGCACGTCCGTTTTCCGCTGTTGCAGTCAGATTCATTTTCGCGATATTTAAAATTTCATGCTGCAAAATTGGAAAAGGAAAGGCGGGTACGGAAAAAGCGTTTTCATCTTGGAAAAAAAACAGTGTTAACAAGGACGTATTTTTTCCAACTTGGAAAGAATACGTTCCAACATGAAAAGCCGTTTTCCACAGGTGATGATGAAATATGACCTTTGCTTGCGTAAACGAAAGGAAGCGATATGCCAAGTAAAGAATACTACCGTAAATTGAAGAAGGAAGCGCACGACCTTTATGTACGTGAAGGAATGACGTGCAAGGAGATTTCCACACGAATAAACGTGTCGGAAAGGTCTGTTTCAAGCTGGATTAATGAGAATGACGCACTTTGGAAAAAAGAGCGTCAGGCATCTGTTATTTCATCGCAAAAGCAGGGTGACAACCTGAAACAGATTATCAACATTCTTGCAGACCAAAAACTGGAGCTGCTGCGCATGATTGACGAAGCCATTGCGGAAGGTGACAGCGACAAGGTGCTCGAACTACGAAAACAGGCAGCTACGCTTGACAACAGTGTGGCGCAATGGGGAAACCAGCTCAAAGAGGTGGACAAAAAGAACCGGATTACGCTGGCTATTTACATTGATGTCATGAGCCGTATATTCGATGCGATGAAGGTGTACAATGCAGACCTTTATTTTAAAACACTGGACTTTCAGGAGAACCACCTTTATGAAGCCGCAAAAATGTTGGGATAATGAAAGTCGAAGATAGCAAAGCCCTCAAAGAGTATCAGGAGAAGTTAAAACGTGCACGGTGCACAGGCAACCTGATTGATCCGGACGAATCTCTGACAGTTCGGATGAACCGCATACAGCGTGCCAAAAATGACGTCAAATACCTTGTTGAAACTTATCTTCCGCATTATGCGACAGCGGATTGTGCGGACTTTCAGATCGCTCATGCCAATAAGGTGATGAACGATCCGATTTACAAGGGATATGCCGAATGGGGACGCGGACTTGCAAAGTCGGTGTGGAACGATGTGATTATTCCCCTATGGTTATGGATTAACGGTGAGACGTTTTATATGTGTATCGTTTCCGATACGTTTGACCGCGCTTGTGACCTGCTGGAAGATTTGCGTGCGGAATTCGAGGCAAACGAACTTTTGAAACACGACTTTGGCGAGCAGTATAATCCGGGATATTGGGAAAAGGGAAACTTTGTAACGATGAACGGCTTTATTTGCAAGGCGTTCGGTGCGAAGCAAAAGGTTCGCGGACTTCGTAAAGGTGCGCACCGTCCGGACTTGTGGGTGATCGACGACTTGGAGACACCGCAGACTATCAAAAATAACCGGATGCAGGATGATTATGCGGACTGGATCGAAGCGGACATACTGGCAACCATGACGGGAAAGCGCAGACGTCTGATAGGTGCTAACAACCGTTTTGCATCCCGGATGGTTCAGACATTGTTAAAACAACGGCATCCTGATTGGGATTGGAACTTGGTGAAGGCTTATGATCCGGTAACGTATGAACCAGCGTGGAAATCGATGTATTCCGCCCAGTTCTATCGTCAACAGGAAAAAGACATGGGTATTCTCGCGGCACACGCGGAGTATAACCATGTCCCGCTTGTCAAAGGTAGAATATTCAAGCCCGAAATGGTGAAGTGGGGAAAACTCCCAGACTTGCACACGATGAATGCGATTGTAGCACATTGGGACATTGCGTATGCCGGGACAGATACAAGTGACTTTAACGCATGTAAGATTTGGGGACGGCACAGGAATGAATTTTGGCTGATTGATGGTTTTGTCAAACAGTCAAAAATGAAACTATGTGTACAGTGGATGTGCATGAAGCAGGCGGAATTTAAGGCGCGGGGCATTATCTGTTTTTGGCAATATGAGAGTCAATTCTGGAATGATGAAGTTAAACGGAACATTGAGGAAGCTGAAGCGGAAACGGGGGTGGAGCTTAATTTGGTTCCAATACAAACTCCCAAAACGATGACTAAGTTGCTTCGTATGCTTTCCATGCACCCGTATTATCAGAACGGTCGTATGTATGTCAATGAACTGCTAAAGTCAAACCCTGACATTGCTGTCGGCTTAAAGCAATTGTATGCGGTTGAACCGGGTATGACAGAACATGACGACAGTCCGGATGCCGATGAACAGGCGGTGAAGAAACTTGAAATATACACTGATCCCCCACAATCAGAGGATGAACCCGCGTCACGACCGTGGAAAGCGGGAAGATATAAACGTAAATACACTTGGTAACTATGAAGTACATCAACATGGATGATCTGACAACCATCATACAGAATCGGTTGCTGATCGAAAGTATAGAGAAAGAAGAAGAGATACTGACAGGGATTGAAGACCTTGTCATAAGTGAAGTGTGCGCCTATATCGGTGGTCGTTACGACGTGGGGAAAATATTTGGTGATCCTCCGATCCGGACAGGGTTGTTGGTACGTGTGGTCGCATGTATCACAGCCTGTCGTGCTGTCAGCCGGAATGCAACCCGTAAAGTTCCGGATTCCTTGTCGGGCTTGAACGATTGGGCAGACGGCATACTTGTCAAACTGCGCGACGGGATCATGACTTTGCCACAGGATATTCCCCCGGTAACGGATGAAGACGGGAACGCGCAATATCCCATATTATACGGGCACACGCGCAATGGTGGATGGTTTCTTTAAATAGTTTTTAAATCGCTTTTAAAAGGTATGTTATGTACAAAAAATTAAGAGAAATATTCAACTGGTTTCAACAGAAGGCTATTCGTCGGATGAACCTGAAGAATGTACTCAATGAGTATTATTATCGAATGGACAGCAGTGGGTTGCCAACGTCAGGAACAATGTATAAAAGGCAGGCTGTTGTTTATCGGGAAAAGACCATTGACGACTGGATCATGTCAGTGACCGCAGCTACCGATCCGGATGATCCCAGACGTGGTTTATTATACCGCTTTTTTCAGTCGTTATATAACGATGAACATTTGCAGACGACCATTGACAATCGCGTCTTACCTGTGCAACAGGCAAAATATAACCTTGTGGATGATAATGACAATGAAGATGAGGAAGCAAAAAAATTACTGGATCGTCCATGGTTTCACCAGCTTATCAGAATCTGTTTTCTGCATCAGTTACAGGGGGTATCACTTGCCGATCTTTCCCACCTTGATGATAATTTGGAAATTAGCCATGTCGAAGAAATTCCCATGTCAAATTACATTCCACAACAACAAATCATCATCAGGGAGGAATCAGACCAGACTGGATGGTCGTACAAAGACGGTGCGCTTGAACCGTACTATGTACAATTCGGGAATCCGTGGTCGCTGGGGATGCTCAACGAACTGGCGGTCATCATTCTTGCCAAGAAATTAGGATTGGGGGCATGGATGAATTATATCGAAAAATATGGTGTTCCGCCCGTCTTTGTTACTTCAGACAGAATGGATAAAAAGCGGATGGACGAATTATTCGAAATGATGACGGACTTCAGGAATAATTTCTTTGCTGTGCTGCAAGGAAACGAAACGGTCGAGTATGGGAAAGAAGCCGGGGGAAACACAACCAATGCTTTTTTACCGTTAGAGGAACGATGTGACAACCAGATCAGTAAACGTTTGCTGGGTCAGACGGGAACAACTGAAAACGGTGCGTGGGAAGGTACGGCAGAAGTACATGAACGTGTTGAAAAATCGCGGCACGAATATGATAAAATGTTGTTCCAGTTTTATTTCAATTACATTATCATTCCCAAACTGGTAAAGATCAGCCCGGTATACAAACCGCTTGAAAGGCTGAAACTGAAGTGGGACGACACGGAAAGTTTGTCTATCACGGAATACATCGAAGCAATCAACAAGCTGGCTTATACCTTTGAGTTTGACCATGAAGAAGTTGCTAAAAAAACAGGTTTGCCGATCATTGGTCAAAAGAAAAATCCCGGTGGTGAGCAGCAGGGAGGAACATTGCCGAATCAGCCCCAAACAGACCCTCAAAAAAAAAAGACCGAACCGGACGATGAAACAGTAACGTCGCCTGTCATGGAAGCCGGGGAGTATGATTTCAGCAGTATCATCGGAGGAGTGATGAAACAGGTTTACGAACGTAAAGTTAAGACAGGGAATATTGACGGGGAATTACTCAGAAAGACATACGAGGAACTGAATAAGAAGGCGGCTGAAGGATGGGGAGAAGACGACTATAATGATCCGGAACAGGCGGAAGAACCTCAACGGATACGTGACAACTTGTTCAAGTTCTCCGGAGCGAAGACGTATCAGGAAATTAAGGAGATGAATGATGCCCTTTATGATGATAAGGGGAAAAAACTTTCTTATGAGGACTTCCGGGAAAAAGTAATGGCAATTCATAAAGACTATAATGAAAATTACCTTCGCACGGAATTTGAAACGGCAGAAACAAGCGGCAGACGCGCCAGTGAATGGCAGGAATTCAAGGAGAATGCGGATATAATGCCTAACCTGAAGTATGTGACTGCCGGGGATGAACGGGTAAGAGAGTCACATAGGATACTGGATGGTGTCGTAAAACCTATTAACGATCCGTTTTGGCTGCAGAACTACCCGCCCAACGGATATCGGTGCAGGTGTTATGTCGAACAAACGGACGAACCGGAAACGCCTGCTACGCCTATTGTGACGATACCGGATGCCTTTGCGAATAACGTAGGTCAATCCGGTGAGATATTCACGGTTGCACATCCTTATTTTTCAATGCCGGACAATGACCTGATAAAAATCAGGAAAGAGACGGAGCGGAATAAAATATACGCCCCTTACCATCGTGATCCGGAATCGAAAGTGATGATCAGCGACTTTGCTGATCCGAAAGACTTGGTTAAGAATGTCGAAAGCGCGCGTGTCATTTCAAAGGAACTGAAAATGAAGATTAAAATCCGCCCGCATATCAATGAGGACGGTGTGAAGAACCCGGAATATTTGATTAACGAAAAACTGGCAGACCTGAAAAATATTCAGGGGCTGGGCGGTATAAAACACGGGCTTGACAGTTCGAAAAAACAGCAGTGCGAATATACTGTATTCAATTTGAGCGCTTTTGACACTGTCGAACCGGAAATGCTGAAAAACAAACTGAACGGCATATATAAACTGTATGGCGAAAAGTATGCCGGGCAGCGGATGGTGTTCATTTATAAGAGAAAAGCCGTGAAAGTGTCATGGCAAGACGTGGTGGACGGAAAAGCAACCGACCTTCTTAAAGAACTTCAGGAGCAGTAGCCGAAACTACCACTCCTGAAGGGAGCTCTTGACCTGTTACAGCCGCGAACATTGCAAATATACAATTTTATTTTGAAATGCAAATGGAAAGAACTGAATTACCTGATTTTTTTAAAGAATTATCCACACTGGTAGAAGATGCGCACCGCTACGCGAAAGTTGCGGGTGTGAACTTCTTCAAGCAGAATTTTCGCAGGCAGGGGTTTCTTGATACATCATTGACACCGTGGAGTAAAAGGTCACTCACAATCGGTTCAGACCGTGGTGTATTGATACATAGCGGGAAGCTCCGCGACAGCATCCATGCGGTCAGCCGTGGAATAGACCGTATCATTTATCAGACCGATCCGCTGGCTTATGCCAAGATCCACAATGAAGGCGGGTACATTGTCGTAACGGAGCGAATGAAACGTTATTTTTGGTATTTGTACATGAAGTCGACCGGATCAATGCAAAAGAGGAAAAATGGCGAATTACGGCAAAATAAAGCCAATGAGCGGCTGTCTACAATGGCTTCCTTTTACAAAAGTATGGCACTTAAAAAAGTAGGCAGCAGGATAAGAATCCCCAAACGTCAGTATATGGGTGAGTCCGCTACGTTTATGAAGCAACTCGATACATGGATCGCATCGGAGATTGACAAACGATTCTCGAATATTTAATCTATATAGTTATGATTTGGACAGACTGCTACAAAGAACTGGTTGAAATAATACGGAGCAAAGATGAGTTCCTCGCATCTATCCCGGATGAGTACTCCGAGCTAAGGGAACGGATGGAAAATACACCGGGGATTGAACATATAGACATGTGGCATGAACAGGTTAGTTTTCTCGATGAAGAACATCCCTTTTCGTCCCCGGCTGTATTCATTGAATTTAATACGCTGGGTATTGAGGATGAAGGGTTACTCGTTCAGCGGCTTCACACGCAGATTGATTTCCGGCTGTTTTACGAAACTTTTTCCGATACCTACGAAGGTGCGGCAATGCAGGAAGAGGCGTTGTCCTTTCTTGACCTGTTGACATTGCTGGGGATGATGTTACACGGAAAATCGGGAAAGAACTTCGGCACGCTCCGACGTACCCATGTCGGACGGGAAGAGTCGGGGGGTGCGGGAAACCTGTACCGGATCAGCTTTGAATGTGAAATCATGGATTACACCACAATGGAACTTGCAAGCCATGCCGACATGAAAGACCGTGAAATGAAAATTAGCAATGGGGACTTACCGGAGAAAACGGAAGACGAAGAACCGCTGTATCATCTATGATACAACGGTTAAAAACCAAGACTAAGTTGATTTGTATCGTTCTTTTTTGAATCGGGCTTTTTGCCCTCTTTTAATTGTTCGTAATATGATAAATTCTCCGATATATAAAAAATCCGTTTGTAGATGTAGTTCTGATCAAGAAAGAACAGGTCATGACTCATACGCAAAAGAACATCCTCCAAACGGATGCGCTTTTTATCATAGAGAAGATAGAACGTTTCTACCATCTTCCGGTCACGTATTTTGGTCATTTCAGGATTCCGCATAAGAAAGCACTATTATAAGCGCAAATATACGGATTTTCAGTGATTTGTCAAAATTGAATATAAGCCTGTGGGGGAAAGGCTATAAAAAAGCCCCCAGCCTGTTAGTAGTAATACCACTCACGTACTAACAAAAATGCGCCACAACGCACAGCCGAGGGCTAATACCTTCTGCTGCGTTGTTGCGCATTTTTGTTTCATACATGAGTGGTGCGACAAAAGTAGTAACATTTAAATAATAACCAAAATGAAAACTCCAATTTCTTATTATGGCGGGAAGCAAACGATGCTGAAGCATATCCTTCCCCTTATTCCTTCACACAAGTTATATACTGAAGCTTTTTGTGGTGGTGCGGCTGTATTGTTCGCAAAGCATCCGGTCGGTGCAGAAATCATTAACGACCTGAATATGGATCTGACGACATTTTATTGGATGGCAAAGATCAACTATCAGGAATTAAAGGTAGAAATTGAAAAAACGCTGCACTGCAGGGATATGCATACCCATGCTGCGCACATACTTAACTATCCACAGTTTTTCAGTCAGGTACAACGCGCATGGGCTATTTGGGCTTTGTGTAAAATGTCTTTTGCTTCAAAAATAGAAACGACATTTGGATACGACTTTAACGGGGAAATGCCTAAAAAGGTGGCAGGTGCTAAAGACCTGTTTACAGAGCATTTATGTACGCGTTTGGAAAACGTGACGATCGAGAATCGGGACGCACTGGAAGTGATTTCCTGTTATGACAACCCGGATGCGTTTCATTTTGTCGATCCGCCATATATTAATACAGATTGCGGTCATTATGAAGGTTGCTTCAATGAAAAAAGTATGGAAGATTTGTTGAATCTGCTGGAAACCGTTAAAGGTAAATTCATGCTGACCATGTTTCCTTTACCTATAATTGAAGATTATACCAATAAAAATGGATGGATCATTCATCGTATCGAACGCACAATTAGCGCGAGCAAAACGAACCGAAGGAAGCAAGAGGAATGGATGATATGTAATTATGATAACATGCAAGGAAAGCAAATATCATTATTCTAAAATCTAAAAAGAAAAAAGCCACAAATATCGTGGCTTTTTCTTTTCTACATCAACCGAAGTTGAGCATCTTTCTCAACCAGTTTATTTGCACTAAATATTTCTTCATCCTTATTTTGTTATTAATTATACACCAAATAAACTTGTTTGTACTAGAATCCCTTTGTTGGTTTTGAGTTCTCCGAAACATTCCCGACGAAAACGTTCTTCCTGTGCCTGAAAGTATTCTTCGTCTATTTCGGTGGCATAGAAATCGAAGCCTAACCCATAAGCTGCTATTCTACTGCTTCCTGAACCTAAATGACTATCAAAAATTTTGTCTCCCTCTTTGGCGTTTTTTCTTAATATTTCAGCATATAATTTCACAGGCTTCTGACAACGATGGATATTTCCACCTCGTTCTCCAATTGTACACCGATTTAGAGTTATGATCCGAAGAGCCTTGTCAAAACTACTCCATGCCAATTCACCATCAGACATGGTTAATCCATGTTGCCCTTTATCCCAAACAATCCAACCCATTCTAGCGGGAAGGTATTGAGTAAAGTAGTTTCCTCCAAATATTACCTGATTTTCAGATACTCTGAACAGTTCTTGAAAATATTCTTCTCCCGGAGGCTCCATATCCCAATCTTTTCGTTCATACTGCTTAAATCCTAAATGTTTTGGCATTCCGCCTTTATGCATAATATCTATTCCGTATTGCGGATCGACAATTGCAAGATTAAAGAACTTATCAGGAATATCCTTCATGTATTCCATGCAGTCCATGTTGTATACTTCACTTATTGGCATTATTATAGGTCATTTCGTACTTGTTATTAATTAATTCTTTCAAGCCATTCACCAACGCATTTTTCTGCTTCTGAATAATTAGAAAATATCTTTTCTTCAACAGTTAAACGCCATCGCGACAATTCGCCACGAATTATTCCTGCATCATCCTTCCAAATATTTAACGCTCCATTGTTTCCGGCAGCAGTACATGCGAATCCGAGTTCAAGGGTCGGTTTAATATCACTTGTATCATTAATCCAGTACGAATCAATATCTCGATTAACCCCTGGCAATCCTACTAACTGGCAGAACGGTTCTTCTGTTTTAACACTTATATTTTTACTCATTACTCTATTGGTTATACGCCAAATAGGCTTGTTTGTACTAAAGTTCCTTTCTCTGTTTTTATTTCACCGAAACATTCACACCGGAAGCGTTCTTCTTGAGCATTAAAATATTCTTTGTCTATTTCAGTAGCATAGAAATCAAATCCCATTTTATAGGCGGCTATTCTACTACTTCCACTCCCCAAGTGAGTATCTAGTATTTTATCGTCTAATTTAGCATAGTTTTTTAGAATCCATGAATAGAGTTTGACTGGCTTTTGCATTGGATGCATTCTTTTTTTTTCAGAGTTTATGTTTCCAAAATATGGGAAATCAAAACACTTTGCGGATTTCTGGAATGAAGTCCAAGCGAGTTCACCATCTGCATAGGATATTGCAGGTTGATGTTTATACCAAAAGATAAATTCTTTACATTTTGGTAACATATCAGACAAATGGTTATATCCAAATATTATCTGATTATGACTAACCCTAAACAGCTCGTCAAAATATACTATATTAGGCTTATTATCGTTTGCAGTAATAGTTTGACCGTATTTTGAAATTCGACTGTTTGGCGTAAACGCCTTATCAATTCCGTAGGGCGGATCGACTATTGCCAAATCAAAAAACTTATCAGGAATACTTTTCATGTAATCCATACAGTCCATATTATACACTTCACTTATTGGCATTATTTAGCTCCTTTCTTTCTTATTACGAATATCTTAATAGTAATTTTACTTTTAGTTCTTGCGCTTGTTTGGCAGATCCACGCCAAGGCATGCATCCATCATACACAGTAGCCCAGGGCAAATACCATGCCCGCTTCACTTCTACTTCGTAGTATCCGATAGTTGCTTGTACAATTCTTACTTTTACCATTTCTATTTATATATAAATACTTCTTACAAAATCTTTTTTAGCATAATTTTTATACAGATTTTCTTCCCAGTCTTCAGTGTTGTCCTCCGGTAAATCATCATCCTGAATATCTATTTCTTTTTTATAAATCAGATAACGTGCTTCTAAAAAGAATAATACGACTCGACGAAGAAATTCTCTATATGAAGCTATATTATGCTTTCTCATAAAAAGGAGAATACGGTCACAACCTATGGTGTTCGTCCGGATAGATACCAGTTTCTGTCTACGAAAATCCTTTAGTGTACTTCCCTGTATAGCAAGTACCCGATCTGCTATATTTTGAAGCACGTCCGGTGTGTAATAGCCCGCATCAGCATCATTTCTTACAAGTATTTCCGCTGCTGCAGTAAGCATCCCCTCTATTTTCATTTTTCTAGCTATAGCCGTTTCTTTGAGAAATACATACTGATAGTCGCTCACATAAGTATGGATTAAGTATGTATCTTGATTACAAGAGATAGAGCCTACAAGAATCTCTCCGGAAAGTGCTTGAAGGGTAGTGTCGGCACTTGAAATAAAAGAACATATCAAGTGTATGGCTAATTTAGTTCGGTTAAGACCACTAACTTCGATCGCACGCTGTAAGCCACTGATAACGGAATGATCCATTTCAAAAACAAAAACAGACTTTTCTTGGTGACGGAAAAAGAATTCCATATCAGGATTCTTTTTCATGTGTGAAAGAACAAGCTGTGTCGCTCTGGAAACTTTCTTTCCGTCACACGTACAGATATATGAATTTATTAAGTGAGTCATTACAGTTTTCATATCTGAAAAATGATTGTCATAAACCTTTTGACGAAACATTTCATGAAGCACTGCGGGCATCTTTACAATGTAATTATAGTATTCTTTTCTCATTGTAACTTGATTTTATTTTTGGTATAACTTTGCCCCTGTTTTCTCTTTTATTCTCCATAGGAAGTCCGCACTCTCATCGCTTTCTACCGTCAATATTACTGCGGCTAGTCCCGGTGTTTTCGGTTTGCGGAAAAGTAAGTCACAGGGTTTGTCGTAGTAATTCCAATAATAAATAAGTTCCGAGAGTCGGTCTTCATCTATTTGGATTATGAATTTAATAGGGGGACGTTTCATTTTTCTTTTAAAGAAATCTTATAGGCTTCTTCCATCCGTTCAATCTCCTCCACACATGCCAGCCATCCGGGAAAACCTCCGATGTTTTTGTCATCGATATAGCAATGGGCATATATCTTTTTCCCGCCTTCTCCATATTTAGCGACATTTTCAGGATCATGGTCATTCACACGGTCGAATGGTATTTTGCGTTCCAACAGCCAGTTGATGGCATTCAATAACTGATCACCAGTACGGCATGTCCAAATAATGATTTTATGTCCTTCATCATGTAATTTCCGAAGCGATTCGCCAGCGTATGGCTGCTCTCCGTCAATAGCCGGGAATTTCCCCCGGCTAATGGTTCCGTCAAAGTCAACTGCTATGATCATAATCTACAGAATGAAGGTTCAATACGACGCCATACTCCGTTTTCATCACGCTTATGGAAATAGTAATTAGTTGCGGTTTTATATACCACATTGCTTTCTTTGAACAACTGCATGATAGCCGCATATTCTTCATCAAAACGTGACTCCAATTCATACAACTTGCTTATAGACTTATAATCCAAATCTCCCTGACGGTTACGTTCGAGAAGCGTCATCGCCATTTGATACATCGGATCATCGACTCCTTTTTCCGAATGGGCTATATAATTCTTCAGGTAGTCAATCAGCCTTTCGGCAGCGAGATCGGCACGTTCATCAAAACTTTTCACCTTATTGCTTTTTACCTCCAGTTTGAAGTTCCCGTCTACTACTGAAAAAGTGGCGGTTTCTTCACCCTGACGCATACGGAGCTGACCGTATTCACGCATCACGTTACGGAAAGCCTTGCTTTCACCTACAATCCAATCATAAAAGCCCTGAACGTCATTCACCACTGGCATGAGTTTACTTTCCACATCGAACATGAATTGATGCCTCAATGCTTCGTAGGTTTCTTTCCGCTGAATGGACTCTGTTTTTTCTTCCTCTTTCAGTTTACGCAACAGTTCCGCCTTTTCTTCTTTTGACAATTTACTAATATCCATACTATTAACTTTTAAATGATTAATTACAATTTGATTTTATATACTTCTTTCAGTTCCCGTTCCTTGTTTTCCGCTTCGATATAAAGCGATGACCTTTGGTCTACCAACTTCGCAAACTCGTTACGATTCATATTTCCGGCATACAATTTTTCGTGTATGGCATCCAGCTCACCGGGAATCTTGTCAAGCCGATCCAGTAATTCATTAATCCGGTTTATCCGGTGTTGTTCCGCACTAATATCCGCCATCTTCTTTCTTTTTTAATATTGACTCCAGCTTCGGTATCAACAGGAGAAGTTCTTCCCCGTCCAGTTCGCGAAACTTCTTTCCTGCTATCCGGGTATCAAGGCAAAACGCATTCACCGCTCCCCAGTCCGTTGTGTCGATTCCGATCCGCTGCACTCTCTTCAGGACAGCCGATCTGCGTCTCCTTATTTCCCGTTCGGTGATGGTTAGATCCCGGTTTTCTTTTTTCGCACCGTTCAAATAACCACAGAGATACATTGCCTCGCTGTATGTCAACTCTTTTGTGGTATTTGTCCGTCCGTCTGTCAGGTCTAGCAGGATAGCCCGCTTTTGTTCGTCATCAATGCCTTGTGCGCTGTATATGATATGCAAGCGTTTGATAAGGCTCTTACTGATAGGTTTCTTCGTCTTCTGTTCCATCATTATCGCTTTTAATATTTTCAATCCAATATTTTTGATACCCTTCCGCCCATACTATGTAATATCCGCGTGAACCTCCTTTGCCACGTCCGATAAATGTTGCCTTGAAATGTTCCACGTAGATTCTTTTAAAGCTGTCACGTTTCACGTCATAGGCTGTTTTTCCTTCCACCTCGCGCCCGTCCACATGCGAGATGAAGACAAATATCTTTCGCGGATACTTCTTGCGCAGGCGGATTATTTCGGGGGCTTTCGCTCCCCCTTGCTGCTCGAAGTATTGTATGGAGTCTATCATTATCACGTCCGGGCTGCGTTGCTTTGAGAGGTATTCGTCCAGTTCTGTGATGGTGGCTTCATCCGAATAGATTATATTATTCGTTTTACTATGAATGCCGACGCTAAGAACGGAATTCACGAAGTCGTCGCATGCGCCCATTTCAAGTGTTAAATAAAGAACCCGGAGCCCCATTTCATCAAATTTGCGTGCCAGCTGCAGAGCGAAAGAACTTTTTCCTTGTCCCGACTTTCCGTAAATGATCCAGCAACCGGATTTTTCCGGACGACCGAATGCCAGATACCATTCACCGTCAAAATCAATATATTCATGTCGGATGTCTTCTAGGTTCTTCTGACTCCAAACTTTCATGCCAGTTCTCCACGCTCGATTTGTTGTTTGATTATACGGTCTTCGATCATGCCGGACAGTTCACGTAAATCATCGGTAAACCAAACATATTTTCCCGGCACAGGCTCTTTTTTCTCTTTATTCAACTTTCCCCAAATGTTTTCCTGTTCCTCCGTATCATTGATCCCGTTTGCCGCGCAAATGGCTTTGACATCCTTCTTTGTGGCTCCCAGCAATGCGATGTAGTTCCGGCAAAATCTGCCGTCTATTTCGTCGTATCCTTCTACACGACCGACATAACGCTTTATATTGCGTTCCAGCGTCTCCGTTCCGGCTACGATAGCCCCCAAACGGTGTAAAGTATCATCATATAGAGGTATCAACGTACAAAGAGCACTGTGCGCCAGTTTTCCGGCATCATCAAGTATTAACAAAGGGGATTTTCCAGCCATGCGGTTTATGTGTGAAACAACCAAGTCCATAAGGTCATCGTTATCCATATAGCGCGTTACCGTTTCCCCCATGCATGTGGCTAACTTGGTCAGGAATTTACGTGCCGTCCACTTCCGGCATTTCAGATATATGACTGAATTATCAGTACTCATGTTATAAAGGTCTATGAGGGATTGAGTCTTCCCACTGCCGGATCGGGAAGATATGCACATCCATTTGTGATTCCGTTTGGCTGCCACGAACGCGGTGCGTACCTGCTGGTAACTGGTGACGCTTTCCACTACATTCCAGGCGTTTTCGTAGTAATTAAGACCGGAAGCGATCTTTTCAGCGATAGAGTCTTCGTTAGCTCCATACTTGCCGCTTCTGAATTGGGACATGGCGGTATCCGATATTCCACATTTACGCGCCAACTCCGTTGCAGATGATCCGCGATTGATTAACTTCTCTATGTACATTTTTAATGCTTGATTATCCATGTTGTATATCTTTTAAATTGTTTTTAAATCATCTTGAAAAATTCATGTCCAGCGGGTTGTAATCGTAATCTTCATCATCCGTTCCGGTGGAAGCCATTGCTACACTTTGCCGGGTGATATGTTGGGTCACTTCCATGAAATCCGCGTCCGTGGCGTCATCCCTCATTTTCGACCGGACATCCTTGTGCTGTCCCAAGCTGTCGGTTATCAGGTAGCGGTCAAGAACCGTTCCTGCAGCTATTTCGGGGATACGTTGGCAAATGGTGGTGATTCTCCTGTCTACCTCTTTCACTTTCTCCTTCACCGTTTCCACCATTTCAGTGTTGAACCTGTCGACACGTGCCCGGTATTCAAAATGTTCCGGTTTCTGATCAGCCAAAGCCATCGGAACTTTGATATCACGTTGCAGTACGTATTGCAATGTCCCGATCTCTTTGTCAACACGACCAGACTTCAGGCGCTTTGCGTTCGATACAAGCACCTGACTCATATCGTCCGGGTCAAAGCGTACTATCCAGTCTTCGTTGTAATGGTCGCGGAGGGAAAGGTCGAAGCTGTCGAAGCAGATTCGTTCACCCATGAACTCGATAAACAGTCCCGAACCTGTGATCTTGTTTGTGCGTCCGGTGGTTTCCCCCATGAGCATCAGATATTCCTCAATCCCGAAAGGCATTTTGCGGGCTTCTTCGGTACGTTCCCATGCAGCGCGGTAAGCATCTATCTTCTTTGCCCGTTCTTGCGCTATTATAGCCTCTAATTGCGCAATAACGGTGGCTTCATCCGGGATGAACTTGTGATTCTGGTTTAATACTTCTAAATTAGGTTGGTTATCTTTGTCGGCAGTGATACCGAAGCCCGACCAGTTCGCCTGTTTTTGGCAGTATTCCACGTTCAGCCGTTTGAAATAGGGTTCTACAATTTTGGACTTTGCATTTCCCAAAGCGGCTGGTGTATAGTACTTGGTCATGGCTTCATAGAAGGGAACCATCACCTTCTTTTGATAATTGTCGCTTTGTAGCTGTAAAGGCTTATAGCGTTCCCCAAATAGCTCTTTGGTATGTTGTACCGCATTTCGTAATGCTTCACGAATAAGAGCGGGTGATTCATGGTCGCCAATGGCATACCCTACCGGATATTTTTCACATGCGTCAAGTACGACTACCATCGTTTTCCGGTTGGTATAAGTGGTGTACATATATCTCTTTTCCTCACCGTTTTTCTTTACCGTTTTGGGAGTCTTTTTCTGATAGAACAGTTCCGCATCCCATCCATCCAGCGTCCAGTAAGTAAGTGCTTGTGTCGGGGCTTCGCGGTGTATCTGTTTCATGCGTGTGTTCTTCAGAGCTTTGTCTCCCTTGTTTCCCGCCATTGTTGTGAGAGCAAATTTTTGTCTCCAGTTCTCAACGGTGGTAGGACTATCGATCGGTTTCCAATCCATCAGGGAAGCCACCTTGTTGTATTCTTCCATGATTTGAACATTATTCAGATTGTTATGCATACTGATTAATTTATGCATCACCGCCTTTGCGTCCTCGTTCAGTACGACTGCCGCGTATTTGTTGCCATACGATTTATGGATGACACTGCGATAGCCTTCTTCCTCGCTGACCCGTCGTGCCGCTTCATATTGCTCGCATTTACGTTTTAAAGCCTTCCAGTTCTTCGGCAGATTATGAGGAAAAATATCACGCCCGTTCGGGTCTTTCAGTGTCAGCAGATCATTGCTCAACTTGCAGAGCTTTTCCCAAACGTTGATGCGCGTACCGCCACCGCCTATCGAGTTGGCTTTACGACCATCACGAAGGGAGAGAAGTGCGTTCATGATGCGTACATTCAGGGTATATTCGTCAATCTTCGCGGGGGGAAGTTTCTTGTCACCGTCATAGCGGTATTTTACACTGAAAAACTCGTAGGCGGCATTGCTGTAGACAATCGCATCTTCAAGTATGGATTTCTGTGTTTTAGCGGCAATTTCCGCACGGGGATCACCCTTACGTACAATGTACTCTTTCTTTATGTCCTTTCTCATGGTTTCAAAATCTACTAGGGCAGGACATCCGGGAATACCACGACGGAGTACGATAAGTTGCCCGTTCCTCGCCATCGAATAGTATGTTCCTTCAGGAATGAACCCATCTTCACTCCCAACTTGCGTTTTGGGATTGAAGATGATTAATTCATTCGCAAACACGCAAATCCGATTATTAAATATCTCAGCCATTATATTAATATTATTATTTGTGCAAGTTCCGGCACCGCCCCGGAATTGTAGCTACTTCCCAATCTTTCTACTACTACCTATTGAAATACATGGCAAATTCAAATTAATAGTTGCTATCCTGAAGGAAGTTCTATTCTTGCGTTCCGTTATTGGTTATTCGACTTTAGTTCTCGTTCTATGACAATAATTACAGAAAGTATTGTTATTACAGTAGCCGCCCACATGTTTGATGGCTCAACCTCTATCCGGTCAACTAATGCGATAGCAGTGATTATACCGACTCCTACCATCACGTTTTGAATAAATCTAATAGTTTTCATATCGCAGATAAATTATTGATTAATAATGTTTGTAACATTTCCACGAGAGTCTAAAACCTTAACTTTGGATGGTTCATTGCCTTCGGTATATTTAATACCGCCATTTTCTTGTGCCATTTTGCGAATTGCTTCTGCATTCTTTCCATTCCGTTTGAAACGGAGTATTTGACTAAGATTTGCGAGAGATATTCCAAATGTTTCTGCAATCATCTTTCGTTTTTCAGTGTCTCTTAATTCAATTATTTGTTTCATACCTTTTTATTTTTGAGTTATTATTCATACATTTGAGCGCTGTTAATCTGTAACACGCTGCAAATATAATAGAGATATTTCAATTATGAAAGAAAATACGAGAGATTTTTCAGTGCTAAAGCAGAGGATTCTGCAATATTTAGATTTTAAAGGGATTACAAAGTATGAATGTTATAAAAATACAGGCATAACCAATGGCGTATTGAGTCAACCAAATGGAATGTCTGAAGATAACCTGTTGAAATTTCTCTCATATTATAGCGATATCTCTACGGATTGGTTGCTTGCTGGATGTGGTTCAATGTTGCGTGATGACAATCAAACGAAAATTTCTAAAATCGTTCCAATAGAGTCGGATTTTGAGTCAATCCCTATCGTTGATATATCTGTAGCTGCAGGTTATGGATGTGAAAATCCTGATTTTATAGAAGTCGTGGAGACTATTAGGCTTCCTTACAATATGCTACGTAGGAATAGAAAATATTTCTGTGTTAAAGTACGAGGAGAAAGTATGTCTCCGACATTATTAGACTGTTCATATCTCATCTTAAGATTATTGGATCGAAGTGAATGGAATGAGATTAAAGACAATCATGTATATGTGGTAAGCGACAGAAGTGGACGTGCTTACGTGAAACGCATAAAAAATAGATTCCGTGAACATGGTTTTATCGTTTGTACCTCTGATAATGTTGATAAAGCTAATTACCCAAACTTTAATTTGATGGAAGATGAAATTAATACTATACTATATGTGGAATGGTATTTAAGCGCAAAGATGCCTAATATTAACGCGACATATTATGATAAAGTAAACCATTTAGAGGACGATGTGGATGCTTTGAAAAGTCAAATGTCCCTACTTATGAAAAGGTTAACTTAATATCAAACATTATATTCTATTATAAATCATTGTTTTTCACTATATTATCAAAATATCTGCATCCCTAAAAGTTGTATTATAGGGTATAACTCAATGCATATACCAGTATTATAGGGTAAAACTCAACAATAAAAACACTTCTTTTTTAATGGGTGTTTAATGGGTGATATTCACATTTTGTCTCTATTTTCTAATGGGTGTTTAAAGGGTGCTGGCATGGGTATAGGCTATTTTAACAATAAATTAAATCTTTTCCATAAGTCTGTATTTATCACGAAATAAACAAAAATACATCTTATTTTCTTTGTTTATTTCGTATATTTGCAATTAGAAAAACTTCTATATAGTAATTATATGGAAGTTTTCAGTATTATAAATATCTAAAAGTAAGATCATGGCTAAAGAGACTAAGGTTATACATGTTCATCTCATTTTCAAAAAAACAAGCCGTTTTTTTGGTTCTATATCAGCAATCTATTCTGAATTTACTGCTGAAGAGATAGGTATTACGGAAGAAACCCTACGCCACAAGGGGTTGTCCGATGGTGTTTCCTTCGCTACTAAAAAAGCGATCATACAACAAGGAACACTTATTCGAAGCGCGCGAAAATAATATTTTTAAGCCGCTGTAATGTATTTCTATATCTAAATTAATAAAAAGGTTATATACTCATCTAAGTGGAGCGTATAGCCTTTATTTTAAGCCTAAAACAGAAGTAACATACAACCTTTTCTTCATCTTTTCAATCTGTTTCTCATTGTTTCCCTTATTTACAGCATAGTCCACCGGAATGAATATAGAAGCAATGGAAGCAAAATAGAAGGAACGGAACTTTTTGTTTTCTTCCCAAATATATCACGCGACACTCGTCAATTACCGATGTACAGGCGGTTTCACGTACTTCGCCCTACATTTCATTCATGCCACATTTTGTATTGAGCCCCGTAATAAGTCTTCTGTAGATGCTTTAGATATTGTTGTAGGTATTACACCTCACTATGGCTTTTTGTCAAAGAAAGGCTGTGACTATATAGACAAGAAGCTAAGTGATAACATTGGTAAAATCTCCGCTAATCTCAATCCACTACAATCTTTTCTTGAGCTATTCTATATTACGCTTAAGGAAATATGTGAAAACAAACTTAAATTGTAATTATGGGACACATTTTCAGATTAAAAAGAGCAGGTATTGTTGCTACAAAGACTACTATCGTCGATTGGAGCAATTCAACTGCAACAACATATAATCATGGGTATGTTGATGGAATCTCTGATGCTACAACTACGCAAAACGAGATAACTTCAATTCCTTCTCCTTTTGCGAGAATAGAATTGGTAAAGGAAGCTTTTGGTAAGATTATTCCAGGCACATTAAATCAAATGTCTGTTGACGATGTAAAATCGCACCTATCAGGCAATACAATTTATCATAAAATGGTATCTGACACCTTGGATGTAGCTCAAATATTTTTCTCATATCCAACCATGCAAGATAAGGTTGACATTGTTGTTTGGAATATGAATCAAGAATTGCAGAAGCTATTGTTGTCACCTAATCCGAATCACCAAGTTGCTGGTAGATCATTAGACATGTTCCTCAAGCAAGATGCCTTAGGAAATGACCCATACAACTTTGGGAAAATGAAGAATATGTATATTCTTAAATATAAGGGATCAGGACAGAAACAGATGCACATCATTGGGGCTACTTCACCTGCAACACTATTTTTTTCTACAGCTAATAACGAGTCTGCTATATCAAAGGAGCTATGTTTCGGTACTGATTATGCATTTGATTCAAACTATTCATCTCTTGACCAAAGAGATCCAGAATTCTTGAAATATATGTTTGCATTTAGATACTCAAATGCGAACTTTAATAATGATTATCCTGAGGTTGCCAAATATATGGATGCTGTTTACTTCGTTCTTGATAATAGCCTCAAAAACGAAATTAATAGCATCCAAAATCAGTGTATTTCAATAATTCCTGGTACAAAAAACTTCGTAGATAAGACTTATGAAGCTCTTAGTGTCAATATTAATACTACAACATCTTTTGATGTCGAAATCAATGGAGTTTCATTCCATTGCAAAAGAGCTGTTGTCACAGGAAACTCTGATTTTGAATTACAAGCTCTGAAATCGACAGAAACATTACCGTTAGTTCTTCCTGTTGTCAGAGGAAACGCTTATGAAAACATGGAGTACTATGGTTCTAAATTTGGTAGAAGTTTTGATGTACCATATTATGATGCTTTGCCTCTTGCGCAACGGCGTCTGCCTGGCATTAATATCCAGCATCCTTATTTAACTATCAGCGACTTCCTTGAAGATAAAATTATAAAGCTCCCTTCTGCTATTAATAAAGCAGACTATTTTGATGGCAACTATCAGAGTTCAAATGGCAATGTTGAAGGTTATTTGTTCCCAATAAAGGATACTTTCTTTGATTACTTTACATCTGATTATTTAACGGGCTTGGCTCCATCAGGTAAAAAGGCTTTTGAAATTAAGCAAGTAGCTTCCGGAGTTGAAGTATCACTCCGTGTACCTATTAAGGCTGGAGAAGTAGAATATAAGCGAATATATACTCTTGATGTTAAAGCAGATGAGCAGAACAATAAGGGTGCAATTGTTGTTCCTGATGAGGATTTAGCAATAGGTGTATTTCCTCCTGTAAAATTTGCTCAAGAGGCTGATGCACATTATAGAATCGTTATTCTTTCCGATCATTCTGTAAATAAAGACTGCACTTGTGTTTGTTATACTAATATTGCTGGTAAGTTTGTACCAGATTATGTTACTAGAAATGTGGACATTCAAGAAGAACTAAGTTCAAAAGTGTACTTGTTGGACGGAAAAACTTTTGATTTTGCAAGAGTTTCTTTAGTTTCAGAATCTGGAAAAGAAAGAGTAGGCAGTGGATTGTTAATACCCAAGTTTAAACAACGTGCAGGTGCCGCCTCGTTGACATTTGCCATTGACTTAGGAACATCGAACACACATATAGAGTACTCTTCAGGTGATGACCAACTACCTAAGCCATTTGAATTTAATAGCGACCAGCCACAGTTCAGTCTGCTTTTTTCAACAGATAGTGCGGTGGTTATGGATCATATTAGAGGTGAGTTTATTCCTGAATCTATAGGTGTGAACGCTAATTGTCATTTTCCCATGCGCACTGTCCTTTGCATTGATAAAGTAAATTCCGGACGTAATGGCACTGGAATTGGAGCATATGAGCCATTTGGCAATGCATCTCCTGCATTTATGTATAATCAAAAAATAGTAGGCACAAAGTACAATGAGTACGTCCCTAACTTAAAGTGGAGTCAAGCTAGTCCCACTAATGAGCAAAGAATAAAATGTTATATCGAATCTTTGTTTATGATGATACGTACAAAAGTAGTTCAAGAAGGAGCTAGTATACAGCAAACGCAAATCAAATGGTTTTATCCAATAAGTATGTCTGCCTTTAAGAAAGGACTATTTGAGCGTTTGTGGACAGCTGCGTATAAAAAATACTTTAATCAAACCGGAGTTCCAACTTCTATAACAGAATCTGTTGCTCCATATTCATTCTTCCAAAAAACCAGATCTGATGTGACTAATATCGTTACAATTGATATAGGCGGGGGTACAACAGACATTGTTGTTGCGGATACAAATGGTGTAAAGTGTATATCATCCATGAGATTTGCTGCTGATGCAATCTTTGGTAATAGCTTAGTTAGCGTTCAAAATGGAGAACTAAACGGTATTATCAGACAATGTAAAGATGATTTCATTTCAAAACTTGAAGGTGAAGAGGAATTACAGAAAATGCTCATCCAAAAGACTGCTAATAACTATGGTAATTCTTCTGAGGTTGCATCTTTCTTGTTTTCTCTTGCTGATAACGAAAAGATTAAAGCAAAGTCTATGAGTGATGCAGTTGATTTTAATGCGTATTTAATGCGTAATGGAAGCCAAAAGATAGTATTCTTCATCTTCTATACTTCTATTATTTATCACTTGGCTCATCTCATGAAAGCAAAGGGATTAGAAGTTCCCGCGAATATAGCGTTTAGTGGTAATGGTTCGAAAGTAGTATCTGTTCTAAGTCCTAATAAATCTTCTCTTGAGAAGCTAACAAGGCACATTTTTAAGTTGGTGTATGATTCTGATATTGATAAGGATATTAAGCTGATACTAAATTCTGAGAACCCAAAGGAAGCTACTTGTAAGGGTGGTTTGTTCTTGAGCCACGAACCAACTAATATAGAATCCGCGAAGAGTATTCTTTTAGGAGTTTCAAGGAACTTACTGTGTGAATCAGAAACATATGCTGATGCACAGACAATGTATGATGATGTTGTTAAAGACGTAAGAGCCTATTTTAACTTTATTGCTTTGAAACTAGCACGTATTCAGGGATTTTCGTTAAGTAACGAGTTTGGTATTGATAAGCAACATCTTGATTTAGCTGCAAAGTGTTTCAACGAGAACCTGTCTACATATGTAGAGAAAGGTGTTCGTTTGAAATTGGATACTAGTGATGTCAGTCTTGATGATAAGTTAGAAGAGACTCTATTCTTCTATCCGATAATTGGTGTAATTAATGATTTAAGTAATAGAGTTTGTGAAAATGAATAATTCAAAGAGAAGAAGCGGCTTGTTTTTGTTTCATCTGCTTGCATACAGCTTTAACAATACTCTTTTTGCCCAAGATAGTATCAAGGTTAAGCAAGATTCTATTTTTGAGGAATTGACTTCAAAGGTGAATTGTCTAGAAACATCAACAAGAGATCTAAGTAATAGCTTAAATGAATCCATACATCATAATCTAATTAGTGGCTTTCCAGACATATATTTGATTTTGATACTTTGTGGTATCGCCATTTTATTTAGTCTATATGCAATCTATAAAGCACACACTAATTATGCATATAGTCATTCTGATATGGATTGCGACAATAGTTTTTCATTCAACGAACTGAAAAAAGATTACACGAAAATAGAAGATGAATTTGTACAGTTAAAGAATCGTATACACGTCCTTGAAAGTCAATTGAGTAATTCACGAAAAGTACAATCAAGCTCTACAACAGGAGGTGTGAAAAAGAATGCTTTTCGTGAACAGGGTACTAATTCTATGTTACCCAACACAGTGAAGCCAAAAGATAATAATGACAAAGTTGCCAATAAGCAAGCAGAAACTCGTGAATATATTTGGCTTAAAGCTGTTGATGGAGGAAAGTTGTCAATAGCTCAATCTGCTGATGTTGCCATGTATAGAGCGTGGAAAAGCAATGGCATTTATGCTTTTGAATTTTGTTGTGCAAAGACAGGTAAAGCTATTAATAACCGAACTAGCGTTATTGATCCTTTCTGTGAAGTTCAAACAAACGGAATTGATCCAGACCAAGCAAAGAGTGTAAATGTGAAGAAGCCTGGGAGCTTGTCTAGTGACTTTCAAGTTCTCACAAAAATTATAATCCAATATTGTTAAGTTATGTTTGAAGTCAATATAAAAGTAGATCCGCAGAATTCTTCTGACATGCAGCGTGCATTAGAATTCATTCTCAATCAACCTTGTATGAGTAGGTTCAAAGAGACATATTATAATAAATCGTCCTATCTTACAGGAAATTTGGCTGGTAATAGTAGAAACAACCAAGAACTCATCGATAAAATTAAGGAACTTGAAAAAGAAATTCAAAAGCATAAAAAAGAGAACGAAAAGAACCAAAAACTGCTTTCAGATAAGGATGTCGAGATTGAAAAGTTTCAGCAATCATTAGAAGAGCAAACTAAGAAATTCGATGAAGAAAACAAAAAAAACAACGAACTTGAAAGTGGTTGGGTAAAAGCTCTTGATGAGAAAGAAAAAATTGAAGAAGAGGCCAAAAGCCAGTTAGAAACATTAAAAAAAGAATATAACAAAAATCTAACCGATAAGGACAAAGAAATTTCTCGTCTTAGGAAGATGCTGGAAAGCTATTCTGTTAGTTTCGGCTCTGATGATCCTTCCGAGAAAATCTATTTTGAAGTATCAGAAAATGGTACACTAGAAGAGAGCATGATTTCGTCTGATTCTCTATATTGGGCAAGCAAAAGTGGCAGTATTTACAAATTTACAATTAATACTGACGATGGTCCTATGATTAAAGCCATATCAGATGTTAATCGATATCTCATTCCATATTGTGACATCCAAAATCAAATGGAAGGTGCCAATACAATCCAGATTATTTCTATTGGAGAAGCAAAACTGATGATGGGATCATTTCAAGTAGAAAAGAAAGCGGTTATTTCATTAATTAAGCAATAAACTATGTCTGTTCAATATTATATAGTAGCGATTGTCGTAGCATTTATCGTTGTCCTTCAAGTAATTGCATTCTTTAAGAACCTGTCAATTATTGGTAAACTTAGAGCATTGTTCCCTAATACAAATACATTGTCATTACATAAAGAAAGTAACACAATAGAATGCTCTCTTAATCATGCAGAATTTGAAGGAACTTTGCATGATATTAATGGGTATCTAAATGAAAATCAGAATACGTCTGCAGATTATCAGATAATCAAGGAGATAGTTGAAAGAGATTCCCAAAGAATAGAGGAAGATGTTGATACAATGTTATCGACACCCCTTTATCTTGGCCTTATGGCTACAATTTTAGGTGCCGCAATTGGAGTTGTATCTTTTGCTTGGACAGACCTTGGAACTTTATTGACAGGTACTAATATTCAGGTCGAAGGAATTAAGACTCTTCTGACTGATATTGGTATTGCTATGATTGCAAGCTTTCTTGGTGTCATGTTTACAGCCATTTCTACCTCAAAGTACAAGGAGGCACGAGGTGAGATGCTTAAGATGAAGAACAAATTTCTGTCTTGGATTCAGACAAAAGTTATGCCTAATATGTCAGATAACCTTACCGGTGCACTTACAAAAATGGCAAATGACTTAAACAATTTCAATAGTACTTTTGCTGAAAATACCAAAGAATTAAAGGAAACCTTATCTCAAGTAACTGACAATTATGACAATCAAGTAAAATTACTTGATGCTATTGATAAAATAAAGATTGCTAAGATTGCTAAAGCTAATGTAGAAGTATATGATAAGCTGCAAGGATGTACAGAAGAGTTGGAACGCCTTTTTGAACATCTTGGAAATTCAGAAGAATATATAGCTCAGGTAGTTAAATTGAATTCACGCTTGGGTGATATTGAGGACAGGACTCGTCTTTCTGAAGAATTAGGTAATTATTTCAAGAGTGAGATTGAATATGTTCAAGACAGACAAGGAATGATGAGACAACAGATGTCTAGTCTAGACTCTGTTGTTCAAGATGCCTTGGATAATTTAGGAACAAGTCTAGCTGGAAGTATCTCTAATTTGACTGAGGTTTTCCAAAAGCAAAATCAACAAGTTCAAGCATTGATTGAAGAACAACAAGAGAGTCTTTCAAAAGCACTTGAAGATCAACGTGTAGCTATTAATAATAAGATAGCAGAAATTAATGACCCATTTGGTGGACTAAAGGATACATTCAAAGAGGTAGAAGAACAATCTCGTCAAGGCATTGAGAGTATATCAAGTACTTTTGAAACTCAGAACACAGCAATCAAAGAAATGTTAGCTGCACAAAAGGAATTGCTTGAAAATGAGATCTCAACTCAGCGCGAATCATTAAAGTTACAATTCGCAAATGTGCCAAGTCAAATGAACGAGTTGGCTAAAGTAATGGAGAAACTGAATCAAACAATACTAACTCAACAACAAAAGATTGATGAGCAAGGTAATGCAATTCAAACTCTAGCAAGTTCTATTGGTACACCATTGGATTCTAAAGGAAATACTAAGCGTAATTGGATGAATGTAGCAATTGCTGTTGGCGTTTGTGGTTCATTTATTATGCTTCTTGCTATGCTTTGCGTCCAAGTGTTTGATATTAAAATCTAACATGTATGGCAAAAGGAAATAAGAAATCTTTGTTTTGGACAAGCTATTCAGATTTGATGACTAGCTTGTTCTTTACATTACTTGTACTCTTTGTTGTAGCGATTATTGCAATGGGACGAGCACTCAAAAAAGCAAATGATTTACAAATTGCAACTCAAGCAGAAATCGATAAGATTCATAATATTGAAAATAGCATACAAAATATTGATAGTAAATGGTTTGAGTACAATGAACTGCATAAGAAACATGTGCTAAAGATTGATGTCTCGTTCCCAATAGGTCAATCTGAAATTACTCATATTCCACTAGAAAAAAGAGAAGAACTATATAGCGCAGGCTTAGCAATAGATCAATTCCTAAGGCATGCAGAAGAAGAGTATGGTGAGTCGGTAAAGTATTTGTTAATTATTGAAGGTCAAGCCTCCAATGATGGATTTACTGGAAATTTTGATTTGAGTTACCAAAGGGCTTTGTCTTTGTATCGCTATTTTCAAATTAACCGCCATTTGGATTTAAAGCGACAAAATTGTGAAGTGCTAGTCTGTGGTAGTGGCACAGAAGGTGCTTTAAGAGCATATCCTGATAATGCTTCTAATACTAAAAATCAAAGATTTCTAATACATATTTTACCCAAGCCGGGGGTTATTAACTAGTATGAAAAAAATATCAGTATTACTAATTGTTTTCTGTTGCGTCACTTTCATTAGCTGCCGTAAATCTGCAAGAAATCAAAGAGAGCGGTTTAGATCAACCGAAATAGTAACCGAAAGTGATAGAGATGGTTCTCCTACAAAAGAAGTTCGAGAAAGACGAACGTCATCAAGTCAAAAAAGGGAAAATAGCAAACGTTCTAATCATAAACTAGAAGGTTCTCAAGTTTTCGATAGATATGGTAATGCTGTATTTATGATTTTTACGAGTGATGGCAGTAATGGGTATCAAGGCTCAGGTTTCTTTGTGAGTAACGATGGGCTTGCCGTTAGTAACTATCACGTATTTAAAGGGACTACCATTGGTAGAGAACAGATAAAGTTGGCTGGCAGTAATAAATCGTATTCTGTAGCAAAAGTCCTTCATAAAAGTGAAAAAGAGGATTTTATCGTATTTAAGGTAAACTGCCAAAATACAAATTACATTCCGATAGCAAAATCTAAACCTAAAATTGGAGATAAAGTCTATGCAATCGGTAGTCCACGAGGATTGGAAAACACTTTCTCTTCAGGAGAAGTTTCACAATGGCGTGCAGATAATTTAATGCAGATAAGCGCACTTATTGATCACGGAAGTAGTGGCGGTGCACTAATCAATGAGTATGGAGAAGCCATTGGCATCACTTCCGGTTCTTTTGCTGATGGTTCTCAAGCTAATTTAAATTATGCTTGGAGTATAGATGTTGTCAAACCATATATAGAATAAATCCACATGAAACCGATATTGAAACTTATAATCGCCATAATGCTAATTCTTTGCTTAGCAGATATGCCATATGGCTTCTATGAATTAGTGAGATTTGCAGCGGCAGGTACATTTGTTTATCTATCATATGACTATTTTAAAAATAAAAGAGATGGACTTGGGTTCTTATTTGCTGGATTAGCTCTTTTGTTTCAGCCATTCTTCAAAGTTGCACTCGGAAGAGTTCTTTGGAATATCATTGACTTAGTAGTAGCTGTAGCTTTGATATTTCTTCTAATAAGAACCTTTAAGAAAAAACTATGACGAAGGATGGATACCTGAGAGTTTCCGATGATAAGAAGATCATTACATATGTCGTTGTCAGTGATAACAATACCGAAGAAACAAGATTTATTCTTGTAAAATTCATCTTCTCGCTGCTTGGCTCTTTGTAGCTTCTCTATGCTTCTGCGCTTTTCCTCCGCTGCATTCACCTTATGCAGCCAGCGGTCGTGTTCCGCTTTAAGGTCTTTCAGACAGATGTACTTCACGCTGCGAATGTCTTTGCGTAAGCATTAACTGAAATACACCTTTTAGAGGTTGTTATCGTGTTGTAATTTTGCCACGTGCAAAGTTGCACCGATAACACCCTTTATAATTATGACAAGATTAGAATTTGAAGAACTTCAGTTAATGCTTACGTCTTTGCCACACTTTTCAAGCAAACGTATGGTGTCGCACCACATTTCGTAGTCCTTCGGCACATAGAGCTATCTGGTAGGATGCCCAGCAAGTATCAAGGTAAGCATTCGGTCAACTACAGGTATTGAACCTTGATCTACAACAATAGCGACTGTCACTATGAATCCAATAGTTGCAGTCGCTATTATTTTGTTGAACCTCTATGGCTACAGTCAACGTTAGTTGGAAGATTCTCCGTTTTGTTTCGTCACTACACTTTCCGGATGTTGCAACTTCCATTTGTATGGAAGTTGTTGTAAGAGTTCCTCGCGGCTTGCCCTTTTAAGATAAGGTAT